ACACCACCTATTCTGACTGGGGTTGCATTGGTTATGCCTGAACCAGTGGTATTCTTGCCCCTGACTACCTGCTCCTGCCCCGTTTGGAGATTGACAGTGCCACCCTTTAAGCAGATATTCAATGTGCCGTCTGTGTCATTCCAGGTTAATCTGCCTTCCATGCATGGGATACCATCATCAAGGTTCATATCAATATAACCGACATCCTCTATTTGAGTGTCAAGCATATCCAGACCGTTACCTATTACAGTAGGGCCGGGCATGAATATCTGACCGGCAAAGGCTACCCCCGCATAAAGAAGAAGCGTTATGATTATCAGTAATTTCTTCATATCTACCTCCAGATATCACAGAAAGCGGTGACAGAGTTAGCCACCCCTATATCAGTATCTTCAACATGAAGTCTCCAATCAGGACCACCGAATATCTCACCTCTCCACATAAGAGAGTCTGAGTCAGCGGGATCAACGTCCATGGCTGAACTGGTTGCATTCGTGAACGTACTGCTATTGGCCGATGTCTGTATCCATATAGACTTGATTGCATCTCCAGTGGTGGAGAACGTGCATTCTACGCGCTCTGTTTTACCATCAGGGTTCGTGTAGTACGGGGGGGTTCCTGTGGGGAAGTTCCCCACTGCGGTCATGGCAGCCCATGTAATGCGCCTCAGACTGTCCTTAGATACCTTGTGCCTGCTACTCACTCCTGCTGCCCATGCTATGGTGGCCACAAGCAGAACAGCTATTACTGCAAGTATAAGTCTTTTCATATCCTGTCCTCCTCAGAGTTCATTATTTTAACCTTAAAAACCCTATCCACTTGTCTATTTTTTCCTTGTCTTTATCTGTCACGCACTTCATCCGCACTATCTCCCCGTTTTTCATTTCTATCTCCAGATGAAGGCCGTTCTTTTCCATTTCTCTTGTCGGATACCAACCGTAATCCAGGCTCGGCTCCGGCACGTTCAGGCCATGAGTCGCGCTCGCGCACGAAAAGGCGGTCAGTGCCAATAACGCCATCATACCAATCAGGAGCATTCTCTTTAAGGATTCTCTCATGAGTTTTTTTCTCCTTCTTGCTCTGCTGGCTGGCTCCCTCTGCCTTACCGCGCCTGTATATCCAGAAGATAATCCCCATGACAGTAAGAGCGATAACGGCATAAGGGGCCATAGCCAGCGCGTTCATTACTTGCCTACAGGATCTTTCGTTACAAAACGCAGACCGAAGTTAATGGCCGCCACGATGTAAAGCTGAGTCTGCGGATCAATCACATAGCTAAACTGTGACTGTATGAATACCGCAATTGCCGCTATCAAGTTTGCCCACAACGTTTTTGATGCATACCATTTTTTGTTCATAACAACCTCCTTATAGGTAGTCTCTATGTATATTACCAGTTTTCATCATGTAGGCAAGGCGTGGTGCTCTGGGCCCTACCTGTGTTGCCCACTTACTATCCAGCATCTCTCTGGCCGCTGTATCATAGTCTCCGGCCTCCAGAGCAGCTATCATGTTCTTAAACCCCATGAGCTTACGGATGCCCATAAAGGACATATCAACAAGCACAGACTTCCTGACCTCATCAAGCCCGGTCATTATGCTCTGCATGCGAGAATCACATAACCGTTTTGTTATATCGTTTTCAAATAAAAATGTTATCTCTGCCTCTGAGAGCCCGGGGTCCTCAAGATTGCGCCCTATGCCAATAGTCCAAATGCCCTCAGAATCCTTGTAGGCTTTATTCCTCTTGCCCTCATCCAGCGTGAGCATCTTTTTTAGAAGTTCTGTACCTGGCATTAGATCATCCCCACAAATCTAAGTATGGCTGCGGTTATTCCAAGGAATATTGAGATACCCCCAATAACTTTAGCGTACCCGTCTATGCGACCCTTGAGCTTGGTATCCTCTAATTTACGAGCAGATGTTTCCACGCCCAGTTCGACCGCACGATCCTTTGCCTCTTGAGCTTGATCTTCGCGCAATTCCTTTATAGCCAGCCATTGAGCATCTGTAGCCTTCGTGAACTGGCCCGTTATGTCTCGTATGTCTTGAGCCGCATCTTTTATGTATGCCGCTGTCTCGGCTTGAAAACGAGCATCCGCTATTTGATGCTTTGTAAAATCTTCTCTGAGCTTGGTATCGTCAGCCATACTACCTCCTGCTCTGTATGAAGGTCTTTGAATGCCATGCCTGTGCGCGCTTCAGCATAACTCTGTCTGCGGGTGAGAGGGTGTTGAGGAACTTTCCACGTTCATTTGCCTTCAATGATGCCAATGGCTTCGATCTCTGAACGCTTTTACTCATGCCCTGAATTGTGCCTCCGAGGGCTATATACTCATCAAAGAACTTCTTTGCCGCTTCCTGGTCACCGTACCTCAAAGCTTGCTTGTAATAGTAAAGAGCATTGGATCTCTTTGTGGGTATAAACCCCGGGCGCTCATCTCCCTGAGCCTCAAGGAAGTCTGCTACACGCCCTCTGACAGTCTGATAAGCCGCTTCTCCCGGGTCACTGTTATAGAGCAATACACTCGACAGGTCTGCCTTCAGGCCCCTTGAGGGCTTACCACTTAATATCCTCCACGGCATGTCCACTGAGAATGTACGTGCCACATGCTCTATGGGGTCTCGTATTGGCCTGGGGTTAAATACATCAGGGAAAGTTGCCCTTCCCGTAGCTACCTCAATAGGAGTCTTGTATATTGGAGAGAGAGCGTTTGCGAACTTCTGCAAAGGAGCTTTTAAAGCTTCCTCAGCCTTATCCCCCAAGCTTGCCCTGCCGGATACTACATCAGTCACATCACTTGGCAGATCATCACCACCGAACCATGAAAGCGCATCAGAGAGTGCCCCCTGAAAGCGCATGCTGATTATCTCCCCATCTTCTCTTACACCGAGTATGATATGAAGCTGCCTGCGCTGCGCATCACTAAGCTTCTCCTCAGCATCAGGGAACATGGTATGGTTCCAGAGAGTCACGGCCCCTGCAAGAACACTCGCCTTTATGGTCAGACCTCCAGCCCTTGTAGCCAGCCTCTTCCCCCCTATAGCCGCTGCCCTGGCGCCACTCTTTCCCTCATGTGGCAGATTCCTCAGGAGCCTCACGTATCTTGGAGCATTTATCTCAAGCCATGAATAGAAGGGCATCAGGTGCTCACGTGCCCATAAGCCGGCCTGAGAGATATTGCCGTAGTCACCGATAAGCTCCCTTGAGAGCTTACCTGCATAGTCCTCTACCCCGAACTCCGGACTGTCATAGAGCGTATCCATCTCCACACGCTTACTTGCCCCATAAAGCCTTTTATCGGGTTTGTTCTTCAACTCCTTTATGAAGTGCTTATAAGCTGAAAGCCTCAGAAGATTCTCTCGGAAGTTATTGAAATCTCTAACATTATTCCAGTACTTTCCGATAACACCCTCTGCGCCCTTCCTGCTCTCTATGGCCTTAAACAGCCCGGAACTGCTTATCTCCGGTATCTCCTGAATGGTCAGCCCTGAAGAAAGAACTCCCCTGTTCGTAGCCTGCCTGATGTCAGCTGAAGGTGCGCGCCTGCCCTTATGGAAATCAAGAAGCTCCTTATACGACTGCTTGATAAGGCTAGGCCTCACTATCTTCGGGTCGTATGCAAGTGTGATATCAAAGTCTCCGGAGAGGTTGTTCGTAAAGTATTTAAGCGCCCTCAGAGGCATGAGCAGCGTCCATTGCTTCCATGACGTATTCAGGAAGCGCGCTATCTTCTCAGGCACTCCCCGGGTCTTGGGCTTGCCAAGAGCGTCAAGCTGCTTTCCTATACGCTCCGGTATAATAAGTGACTTCCTGCGCGCGCCTCTTGCCAGAGTATCGGTAAGATCGCCAAGGTCTGCTTCCCTCAATTTCTTCACGTACTGGTCCATTATCTCTTCAGTAATGGAATTAGATTTATACCAGTTGCTCCCCTCCTTGGGTTGCCACTCCACGTAATCAGCATATTCCTCAGTGCGGAGGAAATCATGGAAGTCATCTACGCCTTCTATCTTCGCCCTGGTCTTGAGCTCAGGCGTCACATCTGCTATGGATTCGATCTTCTCAAGGAATTCAGTGCGTTTAAGGTTCTCAAGGGCCTGGGAGATAACTTCGAACTCAGCCTCAAGGTACTCGGTATTATAGTCCAGTGCCGAACCCTGCCTGCCCTTCTGCCAGCCCCTCCACTTGGGCCTGACGCCCCTGCCACCTGTCAATGTATTCTTATGCTGAACATGAGCAAGCACCTGATGATGAAAATACTGGTCATAATCAAGCACTTCCCTCTTGAGTTGACCCTTATCAACAAGCCTTGCTTTGAGTTCATTCATGTATGACTTACGCTGCTCCAACGCTGTAATTACTTCCGGGTTCTGCTCTGCTATCCTCTTGAAGTTCTGAAGGTCAAGCTGTACCTCAGCCTCTCCCTTGTAACCAAATGGTAGCGGTTTCTCCTCATACATCCCCCTGCTTGCATCCCTTGCCAGGTCCTCAAGAAGAAGATTCTCTGTAAAAACCTTTAATTCCGAAGGGTTAAGCCTTGCCGTGATACCCTGAAGTACGGAGAATGTGTCTGCCTTGGCTGCTTCATGTATGGCTTCGAACTGCCTGGATGCCTCGATAATAGCGCCGTCCCTGCTTTCGCCGAACAACTTCTTACCAAGCTTTGTCTCTGCTCCTGACTCAAGGAACTCAAAATGACGGGTCTGGTTCCATATATTGCGTATGCTTTCCTTAACCTTCTCAGTCACTGGCTTGCTCTTTATGCCCCGCGCTGCTTGCTTACGCGCCTCAGCTTCAGGAAATAGCCCTTCAATTCTCGCGCCTTCGGGGATAACCGCTTCCTGCGCGGCTTCTATGCCCCGGACCTTCTTGACCCCAAGACCTACCGGGGGCACGAATTCTTCTATGAATTCATCTGCGCTACGGGCTATTTTCTCTGTCTCAGCCTCAAGCCCTTCAAGACGTTCCTGTACGGGTGGCTTCTTTCTTATCACAGGAGCTTCTTCAGGGGCTCTTAGTTCTGCTGCGGGCACCTCAGCCCTTATTTCCTCTGGAATGGGCTCTACGACCCTCTCAGGAGCTCTGACCGGTACTTCAGGGGCTACTTCCTCCTCACGTAAGCCCCTTGATACAGGACTTTCAAGTGCGGGAGCCTCCTCGCGCAATGCTTCTGTCACTCCGCGTGTTTCCTTGACAGAGCTTCTAATGGCTCCTATCCCTCTTTTGCCTGTCTTGAGGAATGCCGGGAATGAAAAGGCAGCAACCGCTTCCGTGATATTGTCAAGGTCCTCATCAGTGCCTTCAAACCCTGATGCTCTGAAGCTTTTCTCAACAGCTATCTTTGTCACTTCACGATAAACAGTGAATGGGCTTGCCCCTACCTCTTCAATGGTTCCACCGAACTGAGTAAGTGGCGGGGTTTGTCCGAATTCAAAGACCTCTTTTATCTTCTTTCCAGCCTCTTGCAACCCCACAAGGGGCTTTCCTGCCGCGAGTCCGGTTACTATCTCTCCGGCGCCTGCTCCGAGTGCGGGGGGGAACTTAATTGCCGCAAGAGCTAATCTGCCAGCGCCCTCAGGAATGCCAGCCAGAACGTCAAGGGAGAACAGCGCCCCCTGTGATATTTCCATGCCAAGACTTTCAAGTGAACCCTGGCCTTCTTTGCCCAACTCCGCTGCTTCCAGTATCTCATCATCCGAGAATTGGTCAATGGGCCTCGAACCAGATACTGCCGGCTCAGGTTGTGGTACCCGTGGGGCATCACCTACAAGCCCTGCGGCCTGTAGTATCTCTTCATCACTTAATAGTGTGATGTCAGTAGCCATTTATCTTACCAGCCCTCTTCTACGCGCTTCAGCGAGTGCATCTTCCCTTCCAAGGCTTGTGGAGCCTGCTTCAGGAGAGCTCGTTATACCCACCGGCTGTATCCTTGGAAGGTCTGTTATTGATCTCCGTGTTCGGTCAGATGGAGACAGGGACAAGCTCGGTATATCTGGAGACTTTGCATCTACACGCTCGGGGAATGCGCCTTCGACCCTGCCCTCAACAAGTTCTCTGGTAACCCTGTCGCCTGCACGTATCAGATCCTTTACGTCAGCCAAATCCTTGATGGCACGCTGATTGCCCTGTGTTGCCCTCTGCTGAAGTATTACTATTGGGTCAGTTTCCTTGCCTGTGGTTTCGTCTATAACGCCTTCATATGGCTGGAGAATACGTGCTGTCTGCTCGTCCAGAAGTCCGCTTATATCTCCGGGCTTTATTCCATCACCTGTACCTCGACCTGCTGGCCTTGCCTGTGGACCTATTGGGAGAACACTTACAAGCTGACCGCCTCTGGTAACTATCGTTGCCTGAGAGCCTTTTTTAAAGACAGTGCCAGATTCAGGATCGGGCACATCACTATTCAGAGTGCCGGTTATATTTGTCAGACCATCTGGCACATGACTGTCTACCGTTGGGGCTGTTGAGAATAAGGACTGCAAACCTCTACTTTCCTTGAAAGCCTGTCGAAAGAACTCATTACCGCCCTCTTTACCAAACTCATCCGCAACCTTGCCGGCCAGAGTAAATGCTTCATCCACTTCTTTTATATTCTCAATATTCCTTTGTTGTCTGAACTGTGAAGCAAACGCTTCTGAGAGACTACCGCCACCAAGTTCGTCCTGAAATCCCTGGCGCTGCGCTTCCCTGCCTGTCTGCTCGAAGCGTGCTCTCTTTATATTTGCGCCCTGCTGAAGTATATCGCCAAAAGATTCTCCTGTGAAGAATTCACTTGGTCCAAGTATTCTAGGTGGCATTGTCCATCCTCCTTATCTGAGAAGCCGGTTCAATAGGAATGCATTCCCTATGTTCTGGCCCCCTCGGAATAATCCTGCAAGACCTGCTTGTCGTGCCGTATCACCCGTTTGCTGTGCTTGGGCCACGCCCTGACTGCCCTGAAGGAAAGACCTCGCTATATTACTTCCAGCTGCCCCTGCCGCTCCTGCTCCAGAGCTTGCGAATCTACTTCCAAGGCTGGCAAGGTCAAGCTTCTTTCCAGTACGCTCCTGAAAGTCCCTGGCGCCAAGTACATCACCGAATCTTCCCTGTGCAGCCCCAATGTCGTTAGGGTTAAAACCGAACCTCCCCAGAGTCTCACCGATATTACCGCGTCCTATGTTGCTCTGAGCCGTAAATGCAGGGCCACCTACTTCGGCATTAGCCTGTATATTTTCCAGCGCCCTCCCGCCTGATTCACGGAACGGCTCTGTAAGTCCTGTTGCTTCCCTGAATAACCTTATGCGGTTTGCTACAGCAGTATTTATACCTGTTCTCGTGGCCCCTGCCCCAAGGTCGCTTGCGCCTCCGAGTCCTACTGCACCGGTTATCGCATCAAATATTCCCATATCGTCCTCCTAGAATCCGAATGCAGGCAGGTTCTGAGGTAACAGTCCTGTTCCACCACTGCCTACTCCGGGTGGTCCAAGCTGTAGCCCTGTACCGGCACCGCCTACTCCTGCCCCTGCACCAGCAAGGTTATTCAATGCCAGCGCATTAAGCCCCAAGCCACCTAGCTGCCCCAATATTCCTATATCTGTTGCTCTCTGTTGCCCCTGAGCGCCAGCGATACCCGCAAGATTATTAAAACCCTGCGAGAATATACCTGCTACATCAGAACCAGCTTGGTTGGCCTGTTGTGCAGCTGAGGCAGCACCTCCGGCCCCGAGATTGGCAAGGTTCGTTATAAGTCCGAACTTCCTTGAGAATTCTTCCTGCAAAAGGCGCTCATTAAGGTCTGCCACTGATTCGGCTGTCTGACCGCTTTCCAGTTTACCCGCTGCCGATGCTCCACGCGCAAGACTCCTCTCTCCAAACCTTTTTGCCAGGTCAAAGGTAGGTGAGGGTTCAAGGCTGAAAGCTGCTTCTTCAAGTCCCGGAAGTGCCCCTGTAGCCGCATCCCTGAACTGTTGCGTAAAACCAAGCCCTTCCCTGAATAGCTTTTCTCTAGCCGCCGTTCCAAGCTCTGTCCCACGCGCTGACAACCTTGCCGCTTCTTCAGCCGCGTTCTGTTGCTGTCCGGCACCAAGCAGCGAAGCACCTAAGCTTATACCCTGTCCAGCTAAAAATAATCCTAAAGGCCCTGGCATCTCACACCTCCTATGTATCTACAGTGATGGTCTTCACAGTACCGTCACCAAACTTTATTTTAAGGTCGCCGTCAGCGGTATCCACATACATCTGCGCCACTCCCGCCTTTGTCTCGGGTGCTGTCACGCCGTCCTTGAGGCCTATTATGTCATGCTCCGGGCGAAGGAGATAGTCAACAAGGTTCGATAGAAACCTTAATGCTTCCTCCAGTACCTTTGGCGCCCTCGGCCTTGTAATTGTCTTGCTCAATGTGCCAGAACCTCCACATCCTCTTTGACGTTCACTAATGTAAAGTCAGTATCAAATGTATGTATGAATTCCCACTCCCGGGAAGTATATGAGCCGAGTTCCGTGACCAAGGCAAAGTAATCAGAATCGCCTTCCTTGCCAAGGCTGACATCTATCTCATTCGACCACTCCAGGCCATCATCACGCCACCTGAGTGCTATCTTGGGCTCTGTGACACCAGTGCCCCTGCTTCGCTTCATTCTTATCTTGATAGCATTACATCTCTTCTCGTTATATGATCCATGGACTATGGGACCTGTCCTGAGAAGAGAGCGAACCGTGTTTCCATCATCATCCGTATTATCGAAACTAAGCTTGTATATCTTTCCATTGTTCCTGTCGCCTATAAGGTGGAAATCCCACTTGTCAGCAAATGCATAGGATATCCCCCTGAACATATCGTATGAACCATTGGGCACGTTCCACTCCCCCCACTCGGCCCATGTGCCGGAAGCCAGATCAACCACAATGGTCTTGTTATCATCAGGGAATGCCAGGACGTAAAAGCTCTGCTCCCCTATCTTTATGAACATGCCACGGCCTTCTCTGGGGAAGACAAGCTTCTTGATTATGCTATCCACAGGTGCTGATATGTCCTGAGAGTTCCTGCCTTTGAATATCTTCACCCTGCGCTTGTCAGTGAGAAGCAGATACTGCTCATCATCCGTCTGCACGATAGACGCCACAGCCCCTACCCCTGAGTCACTGAAAGCTGTCTCAATGCGCGAGAAAGGAGATCCGTCATTCCACCACCACTCAATGCTCTGCCTCCCGAAGAGTGCTATCTCCCTCTCAGTAACAAAGACGGCCTCAAGGTTATCGGGCCTCCCCTCTGCTGAGAAGAAGTCAAGCACTGCCCAGGATAGAATGTTCGTAGGGTCTGAGAATGGAAATCTCTTCGTGTCAAGTTTATTCGCAAGCATGTATCCATCAAGGAAAGCCACATGATTCACTTCTATAGGCGCATCTGCATCAGCCATAAAAGCGGTGGCCCCCGGGTCAGCATATGTAACCATCCTGCCGCCGTTTGCCATGACTATTGTGGTTCCGTCCTCATCAAATATAACCTTCTTCCCCGCCGTAAGAGCATCCCCTGTAACATCAACAGGGTTCCCCGCATGTACAAGCTTAAAGATACTCCCGCCAGAAACAGCAAGCGCGAACTCACGGTTCTCAGACCAGAATATCCCGTCCACAGCAGCAGCCGTTCCAAGGTCCACAAATTCTTCAAGCTTGGGTCTGCTCCTGTAATTGCCGAGGTTATCAATGAACATGTCCACCATACGTCCACCAACCTCCTGCGGGAGCTCTGAGGAGTCCGCGCTCGGGTAGTTAAGCTTCGGTAATGGAATATCAACCCATGGCATTAGTTCACCGTCACGGAACAGGCTTTTACAGCCCCTGCCTGTCCAGAGTCAGAGGTATTTACCGAGATAAGAAGGTCATTATACTGGTCGTCAGTTAATGACGATATATCCAGCGTTGTTGTCTTTGGAGTATATGTCAGATCATTGCTCGTTATAGTGGTACTTACCCCACCACCTCCACCCATTTGCAATCTCACCGTTGTAACGGCGCCAGAACTCGCGTTCTTCAGATAACAGATAAAACTCACAGACTCTAGCGTTGCCGTCTTATAGACAAGAGCATTCACGTGATCTTCAAATGATGCGGATTGGGTAGTTACGCCGGTAGTCTCTTTATCTGATGTGAGAAGATGTATCAGACTGTCCTCGACTTTATCGGCTGTAACCGCATCGAAGACAAGATTATTGCCTGAAACAGACCGCGTGTAAAGATGTGGGGATGTCACCCTCCACTTACCTGTATCATATTCAAAAATAGTGAATGTATCTCCATCAGCAGTGGTTACATTGGAGAGCAAGGGCATTACGAAGAATGGACTATTAATCAGAGTAACGGCATCATCAAACTCAAGTCTCACCACGGCCCCAACGCCCACCGAAGCTATATTTGATATGTCAGTTGTTCCGGTAACGTCAAAATAGTTTCCATCGGTGCCGAGTGTAAGTATTGTTGCACTGGCTATATCTGCACCCTTGGACCATCCCACCCTTGCATCGTTCGTAAGGGTATTGGATATGGTTACGGTATTGGCGAATGTAGCATTTCCGGCAGTGTCCAGAGTCCCGTCTATGTTCACGCTATCATGCCGGCCATCACCTTTATGCTCAACATCAAAGGAGACTATACGCTTCCAGTTGGTTCCGTCACTGGATATGGTGACGTCCTCATATTGAGTGGCAAGAACTACGGTTGTGAGCCCGTCTATTGTCTGTGACCCCAGGGGATCTATTGTGCATGAGTTTGAGCCGCTATCTATCTTCTTAAACGTGAGCCTCTTGCCTGTATTGCCTATTGCTGAGACAGCGGACATGTCTGTGAATACGTTATCATCAGTGGCATTGCAGAGAACGGTATCATCAGTGCTGGCCACGGTATTTGAGACATCGGTAATGGTAGTAACAGTAAGCCCCAGCGCCGCAGTAGAATCAGCCTCGGGCGTATACTCCAGATTGTCCAGAGTCTCTATCAGCGTATCATCTGAGTCATGTATCTGGAACTTGTAAGAACCGTCAGCGAAAACAGTGGAGGTTCCCAAAGAATCTAATATAACAGGATTGGTATGTGTTGCAACCTTGTTTGAGTCCTGCCAGGTGGTGCGGGGGTCGCTTGTGCTTGGCCCACATACAGTACCGGCATCACACGTATACACCTTACCACCGGAGTTAATGCTTCCATCAGTCTTGAGGGAGCCGGAGATAAGGAACTCCACCTGCTTTGCGGCATTGAACGCAAAAG